TTCATCGACCCATACATCGGGAAGGTTTATAACGACAACACATACGAAATCGTTTCGATGGGGTTCCAGTATGCGGTTCACGATCCAATGAAACTGTTACAGGACAAGGAATACGCGAACTTCATCCTCGGATTACTGGCAGTAGGATAAGGAGGGACAAAAATGACGATCATCAGGGCAACGGGAGTCCCCGAAAAATATCCTGAGTTGGGAGATATCAGGATATGTGTTTACGGGGACGACAAAGAGATCAGCGACGTAGAGTTCAAGCGGAAAATCGAAGGCGAGTTTGTGGACGCGCCTGACATAGAGACCGTGTTCAAACACGACCTGAGAAAAGGACCATCTTACCCGCTGTGCGCTGAACCGTACTCGATGAGATGCGCTCTGTTCATTCTGTTTGAATGGTTCGGAGAGGCGGAGTCGTGTTGGGTCGAAGAACCAAAGCACGTTATATTCTCAGGTGAGATCGAACCAATGCCAAACGAACCCGGAGTTATCTACTAAACCAAATCACCTCGACGCAAAAGCGCCGGGGTTTTAATTTGCCAACAAAGGAGGGCGAAAAGATGTCAAAATATACCAATGCCATCAGGAAGTTGGCAAAGATTCGGGCGCTCGATTCCGAAAACGCCGAGACTCTCCTGAACGCGCACGTCAGAGAACAGGACGGTGGTCCCGGTTCCGGGAACTTTTCACACAAAGGGCGTCCCGGCAAGAGGGGAGGTTCCGCTCCGAGAGAAGGCGGCGGGAACTACGGACACGCGGGTCGACCGGGCGCTGTCGGCGGACCTTCTCCCGCTCCCGCAAAGAAGCCGAGCGGGAATTTCGGACACACTGGGCGCACCGGGAAAGTTGGCGGACCAGTGAAAACAGGAGAGAAGAACGGCGGGTCATGGAAGACTCTCGAGTATAAAGCGAAACACCCTGAAACCTCCAAATTCACCCTGACACAGGAGGGTGAAAGAATGAGGAAAACGGAGGTCGGGAGAGGCTCTGCCGCAGGGCGGGCCATGATGCAGAACAGGCTTGAAAGTGCAGGGGTAAGAAAATACGGAAATTACTGGATTGCAAAGAATCCTGAGACGCTCAAGGACCCGAACGTTCAAGAAATGATCAAGGCTGAGAATGGCGGAAAGATGCCGAACGTAGGCCAGATTTACTATAGCAACGGTATGCCAGAGGATTTGGACAAAGGGTTCAAGGTTGGCGGTCTGCCATTAAATGCTCTCATCGAAAAGCATACAAAGCCTATGAATGTCCCAAATTCCCACAAAGAGGCTGTGAAAAGACTCATTGAGCGCAGAAAAAGAGATCAGGAGAGCGAAAGGTTCTACGTTAGGCCAGAGGAAAGCGTTATGACGCAGGACCCAAAAAACAAAGACCTTTACTGGGAAACAACCGTGAATAACAAAGGCGAACAAGTTACCATGCCAATGCACTTTGTTCCGGGTTATGGAGGTGGCGGGCATTATGCCCCCGGCTTCCCTGAAAAGAAAATAGAACAATCTCCTTATCTTCCGAGTGTCTCAGGAAGGTATGAAATTAACATGAACAGTCCGTCTGTGAAGAAGGCGATTCAGACGTTCATGAAGAACGGTGGCATGGAACGTTACGAACAGACCGGAGCGGCTCCGGGAACCGAAATAGAACGCGGAACCTCTCCGGACAAAATTGCGAAGAAGGCCGTTGCGGCCCTGAGAGGCGTGTCTGGAGAAATTGACCCCAAGGATTACCCGGAAATCTTCCCCGGAGGAGAACCGTTCTTCACAAAGAGAAAAGGCGGGATCAAACTCGAAAGCGTAAGCGTTGTAAGGGGAGACGCGGGCAAAAAGTATCTCGAGTTCAAGTGGAGCGATGGACAAACTCAACGCAAGCGTCCGGACGAGGCCGCGATAAAAGAACATGAACTCTATGAGAACGAAAAGAGATTCAACGAGACTGCGGGAGGAGACCCTTTCTCTGGGATGTCTGAAGCAGAGAAGGCGGACTTTATTGACAGGCTCAAGAAGGAAGAAGAAAACAGGAAGAGGGATCAGGAAATGCTTCGCAACTATCCTCCCTCTGCGAGGTGGATGCCCGATCCCTCTCCGTTCCGTGGAACAAAGGAACAGGCGAAAAACCATTTTGACCTCGACAACAATATGGTTTCTGCCGCAGACTGGGCCTTTGAACACAAGGGAGATTTTCCGAAGGATTCAATCGAATATGAAGCCTATGAGGATATGGAAAACAAACTTGCGAACCACAGTTACAGGAGGCCGACCCCTGCTGATAGTGCAAGGATGATTCAGGAGCGGCTGTCCAATATCTCGACGAAACTCCAACCTGCCGCAGTAGACCGCTACAAGAAGGACATGGAGAACGAACCGCAGATCACTCAGGACGTATGTGAGATTGCGGACGCTCTCGGGACCGAGATGTGGGGACTCGAGTACAGGACAAAAACGGCAGGCGACAACTCAAAGGGAGTTTGTCGGATACAGGAAAAGATCGAGCAGGATTTGGAAGAAGATAGGGTAAAAGCAGAAAGGGCAGGGAGACAGCCAACGCTTACCTATCAAGACTGCGTAAACGGCCTGAATGATCTCGTTCGGTACACACAAATGAGTACAGAGGACAACCTTGTCGAAAACTACGAGAAGACCGTAAAGGCTCTCGAGGCAAAAAACTACAAGGTTGTAAAGGTGAAGAACTTCTACAACAAGGACCCGATGGAAAATCCATACAGGGGCCTTACCGTCGTATTTGAGTCACCGACAGGAACAAAGTTCGAGTTTCAGTTCCACACTCCGCGTTCCATCCTTGCAAAAGAGGCCGCTCACCCGATTTACGACATCGACAGGACATACAACCCCTACGATCCTGCAAAAAGCGAGATTTCCGAGCAGGAACACCTTGCGTTGCAAGCGCGTATGAGAGAAGTATACTCGAAGAAGAGAATCCCGTATCCGAAGGGAATCGAAAAAATTCAGGATTACCCTCCGAAAAAAAAGACTTGAAACAATAGGCCGTTAGAGGTATAATGTATGCGGGAGGTGAAAGAAGATGACCAACAAGGTGAGTTACGCGGTTTGGCCTGAACGAGGCAATCTGGTCCGCTTCTCGGGCGGAAAAGCAGAACTCTACTGTCCGAACGCAAAAGGCGAAGACGGGTGGGTTGAGATGCCGCACCTGAACGAAATCAGGTACGGACTCGGCAACGCGGTTTACTACGACGAGATCGACGAGAGAGAAGCGAGAGCGTGGATGGACAAACTGAGAAACGGGTGATGTGATTGGTCTACAGCGTAGACGAAGAACTGGCAAAGTTGTTCGCTACAGGCGCCCACGAAGGGCAGGTCGACAAGTCCGGAGAACCCTACATCCTGCACCCTCAGAGGGTTGCTTCCAGAATGGACAGACCATCGAGGGCGGTTGTGGCGTGGTTGCATGACGTGGTAGAAGACACGGACGTCACGCTCCAGAGGATCGAAGAACTGTTCGGAGACGGAACCGCTGAGGCGGTCGACGCGATCACACACAAAAAGGGAGAGAGTTGGGCGGACTACCTGACGAGAGTTCGTGGAAACGAAATCGCCCGGGCAGTCAAGATTGCGGACTTGATCGACAACAGCAACCTGAGCCGCCTGAAAGAAGTGACTCCAAAGGACGTCAAGAGGCAGGCAAAGTACAACAGAGCGCTGATCTACCTCATGGACGTAGAAGGCGAATAAAACCAATAGGACTTGAGCGTCCCGGAAAGAACCGGGGCGCTCTTCTTATACCAAAATTCAGAAAAGGAGATGACAGAACATGGCATTTAAGGACGAAGTCAGTTCCCTCGACCGCATTGCCACGGCCCTCGAAGGATTGGCACAGGCTGAAGGAGCGGGTATTCCCGTACCGACCCCCGAAGACGTCGGGAAAGTTCTCATGGTGGACGAGGAGGGCAAGTGGAAACTTTCGGCGATCCCGTCTCAACTTCCCGCTGTAGACGCAGAGGACGAAGGCAAGGTGCTTACAGTCAGCGATGCGGGAGAATGGGAAGCGGCTGAACTGCCCAGTTAAGAGGTGACGAACCATGATGTATTTCGGTGAACGTATATCGGACAATATCAGCAAGCGGGAGCCGGAAGGCTACCTGATTTGCGCGAACGTTCCGATTGCCCGGACTGGTTCTCAGCAGTATCTCGAAGACGAGATCGGACGGAGCGGTAATAAGGCCGTAACGGTATACCGCCCCGAGGAGGAAGTATTTTCCGAGGCCACGATTGCGTCGTTCGAGGGTATGCCAGTCACGAACGATCACCCAGATGCCGAAGAAGGTGTCACTGCTGAGAACGCTCAGTATCTCGCAAAGGGACACTGCCAGAACGTCCGCAGAGGGACCGGGCCGAACAAGGACCTCCTGATTGCCGATCTGGTGATCATTGACCCCCAGACGATTCAGGACGTGCTGAACGGCAAGCGGGAAATCTCCTGCGGATACAACTATGAACTGCACGAAGAAGACGGGAAAATGGTGCAACGGCAAATTCGCGGAAACCATATCGCCATTGTGGACAAAGGGCGGGCGGGAAAACGCGTTTGCATAAAAGACTCTGCCCCAAACAACGAAAGGAGTAATCGCAAGATGAAGAAAGGTTACAACCGGATTCTGGCAAAAATGCTTGCCAAATTCGCTGTCGATGCTGAACCGGAAGACCTCGAAGAAGCGGTCGACGCGATCGAAGAGATCACTTCCGAAGACCCGGTTCAGCCTGCTGAAATGCCTCCCGTAGAGGAAGGAATGGACGAAGGCGAAGACATCATTCAGATGATCCTGAATCGGCTCGACGCCCTCGAACAGAAAATCGGCGGCGCTCAGGACGAGGCTCCTGACCAGATGGACCCTCTGGCCCGTCTGGAGAAAGACCTCGACGAAATCGAAGCACAGCAGGCGGGACCCGCCCCTGAAGCGGCCCCTGTCGAGGAAGAGGCTTCCGAGGAAGTCATGATGCCCGACGAGGACCCGGAAGAGGTGGAAAGCACCTTTGTCGATCCCGAAGCGATCAACGAACAGGATGAGGACATCGAGATCGAAGAAGAGGCCGAGGCCGCTCCTCTGGTCGACTGCGGTCCCTCCAAGGACTGCGGCCCCATGAAGGACAAGAAGGCTTGCTGTGACGCGGCTCGTGTCGCCCTGAACGCGATCAAACCCGTTATCGCCTCCCTGCCTCCGTCCCAGAGGAAGAAGGCCGCCGACGCGGCTGTCGCCCAGATTCGCAAAGCCTCCGGCCTGAACAGCAAGGCCAAGAAGAATGGCTACGTCGCCCTGAAATCCCGCCGCAAGGCCGCTGACAGCATGAGCGAGGCCGAAATCGGCAAGGCCATCATGGCCAAGCGCAATCCCAACTACAAAAAGTAAGTAAAGGAGTGAAGTAACATGGCAGGAAAAGTTCTTACTTGGACCAATGGCTTCCCGGGTACCATTTCCCGGAGCATTGATGACGTCATCGAGTCCATCGTGAATGGTGAATCCTCTGCTTCCATCGCTTTCGGCGCCCCTGTGGCTCTGGTGAGCGGTGCTGTGAAAAACGTGTCCGCTGACAATACCGATGTTATCGGTATCGCCGTCCGGACTATCAAGACCGAAGAAACCTACGGCGGCGCCGATCCGGTCTACAAGGCCAAGGAAATGGTCGACGTGATCAAGCGCGGCTCTGTCGCGATTCTGGTTTCCGACGGTTCTCCCGCCGCAGGCGGCAAGGTCTACATCGTCAAGGCGACCGGAGCGTTCCGCACCTCCGCTGACTCCACGAACACCATTGAAATGGCGAACTGGAAGTTCAAGGGCGGCAAGGATGCCAACGGTGTTGCCGAAATCGTTCTGACCGAGCGGGTCTATTAAGAGAAAAGGAGTGAAGTGACATGAAGAAATATCCTACTCTCCGGGCAAACGACCGCATGGTGAACGATGCCTACGCCTTCCTCGAGAAACAGCTTGAGAAGTGCGATCCCAAAATTCTGGAGCCGCTGACTTCTACGCTGTGGCCCCGTGATATGCCCGTCAAGACTGGCGGCGGCTTCCTCGAGAACGTCAGCGTGGTCGACGTGCAGTACGCCTCCACTGGCAATGGCGAAAACAGCCTGATCTTCAATACGGCCAACGACATCCCCGTCATGCAGGCTGACTTCGGCAAGACGATTTCCCGGGTGTTCAACTGGGCGCAGTATATGAGGATTTCCTACATCGAAAAGCAGAAATTCCAGAACATCGCCCTGAACCTCGAAGAGACCCTGAACAAGGGTATTCACCTCGAGTTCGACCGTTTCTGCGACCAGAACGTCTACCTCGGCTTCACCAAGGTTGCCTCCACTGGCCTGATCAACAACGCCAACGTGACCCGCGTGACCGCCGCCCCGCATACCGCTCTGGGCAGTGACACCACATGGGATGAGAAGACCGCCGACGAAATCCTGAAGGACTTCAACGACGCTCTGACCGCCGTCTGGGCCGCGAACGACATGGCCGAAGACGCCCTGCCGAACCAGATTCTGATCCCCGTCTACCAGTTCGGACAGTTGGTCACCCGCAAGGTCGGTGTGACTGGCGATAAGTCCATCCTGACCTACGTCAAGGAGAACAACATCGTCGAACAGCAGGGCAAGAACCTCGAAATCTTCCCCTGCAAATACTGCTACCATGCAGGCACTGGCTCTTCCGACCGTATGGTGGTTTACATCAACGACGTCGAAAAGATTCGGTATCACCAGACCGCGCCCCTGCGTCGTCTGACCACTGAAATTGCTGACCTGTCCTTCAAGACGCCCTACGCGGCTCAGGTCTCCGAAGTCGAGTTCCTGTATCCCACGACCGTCTACTACGTCGACGGTATTTAATGAGGTTGCGGAGGGCGCTCCGGCGCCCTCCTACCTCTTGAGAGGAGGAAAACAATGGATAAATTCCTTATGATCTGCTACGTCGCGGCGGACTTTGTCTCCCCGGACGGAGATCGTTTCAGCGTGACTCCCGGCAAGATCGGCGTATTCGTCGAGGCTCCCGTCTGGGTGAAGGACACGCTCCTGTTCAAGTGGCTCCTGAGAGACGGCACCGTCAAGGTTGCCGAGTACAACATCTCCATGAAGCAGGGCGAGAATGATCCGATGAAGGACATTGCCGCCGACGGCAAGGCGATCGAAGAGCCTTCCGAGGAACCTGCCGAGGAACCCGCCGTGGAGACTGAAGAGGTTATCCCCGTAAAGAAAACTCGCTCCAAGAAGGCCAAGAAGGTTGATGCCGAATGACGTCTGAAGAATTTCTGGCCTTTTATCCGCAGTTCTCCTCCGTTCCCAGTGTGGTCCTGAACACATACATTGAGCAGGCCAACAACAGGTTCGACGAGTTCTGCGACGCCACTGAGGAGGCAAGACGCCTTTACACCGCGCACAAACTGACGCTTTACGCGCAGACATACGCCGCCGCTCCGGTCGAGGGTGAGAACCCCGGTGTCGTGATGTCGCGGCTGTCCGGCGCGGGTGTATCGGCCCAAGCGCTTTCCAAGTCGGTTGGCGGAGTCAGCGTATCCAAGTCCGAGGGATCGGCTCTTTCCGGCCTCTCTGGGTACGCCGAGTGGAAACAGACCGAGTTCGGTTTGCAACTGATCGGCCTGTGCAAAATCGCCGTCGCGGGCGGCAGATATATCCCGTAAGGGGTGATTCTATGGGTGGTATCTTCAAAGCAGTCGGCCAGTTCGCAAGCGGACAGTATGTGGAGACTGCCGAGACGGTATGGAACCTGATTCTTGGATGGAAGTTCTTCCTCGAGAATGAGGTTGTGGTTGGCATAACGGAAGAAACGAGTCGGGATGAGGGCGCTTTCACGAGTGCGGGCCTTTTGTACCTCCACGAGCAGGGCGTCCCTTCCAGAAACATCGTTCCGCGTCCTGTCCTTCGGCCTGCCATCTCTGATGACAAGACAAAGGAAAAGATCGAAGCGCTGATGCAGGACGCCGCCGAGGCCGCACTGGTTGACGGAGACATGGGAAGAGCGAAAGATGATTTCGAGAAGGCGGGCATGGTGGGCAGAGACGCCTGCAAGGCTTGGATCACTGAGCAAAAAGTGGCTCCGAACAAACCGTCTACAATCGCAAAAAAGAAGAGGAAACACCAAAACAACAAAGGGGAGCCTGTCGCCCTGATTGATACCGGGGCGATGTTAGAGGCAATAACCTACGCTGTTAGAAGAAAGAAGTGATCCTATGCTGATGCCGGATGTAACGTCCATCCTGTACGATCCCGAAGTCGGCGGCGGCCAGACGTTCACAGTTACCCGAAACACTTCCGTCAGGAAGCGCGGCGGGTACGAGAAGACTCCGACTGTCACGACTGCTGTAGGAAACGTACAGCCTCAGGAGATGAGTAATCAGACGTCCACATCTGAGGACCTGTTGAATGAGAGCATTGTGATCTATTCTACTTTCTGCTTCCAGACCGGATCGAACTCAGGAGCCTCCATCGTCGAGGCGGACGTTGTGTTCTGGAACGACTTGTACTGGCGCGTAACAAACGTTGAAGACTGGTCAAAATGGGGATACACAAAGGCCAACGCGACAAGGATTCGAGACTTGATTCCTGCACCTCAGCAGGAAGAGACCGTTGTCGAGGGGTGATGGCATGGGTTGGTATGAAACTGTGAGAGACGGGATTTACGACGCGCTGTGCGCGGCGTTCGGGTATGATCCTGACAGCGCCGACGCGCTTGCCCGTTTCGTTCCTGCTTACGTCGAGGACACAGAGACACCTGAAGCGCCCCGAAACGTGGACCTCTGCTACTTCAACATTGAAACCTATCAGGCAGGTTCAGACATGAACTACGTCATGATAGAGCAGGTTCTGAACAACGGAAGGACAAAGACCCAGATCAAAAAGACGGTTCCTTGCAGTGTTCTGATCACGTTCTACGGACCGAACGCTGACGACGACGCCGAGGAGTTCTGGTCTTTGTTCCAATGGGATAATGGCGTGAACAGTCCAAGGGCGGTTTTACGGAAAGTAAACATCGTGCCGATTGGGACACCCGACCGTCCAGTATCTCTTTTTGAGGTTGAAGGCACATTCCAGAGGCGAAGAAGTGATGTGCGCGTAAACCTTGCATATCTGGATATCTCTGAACACACCAGTTCCGAGGTTGACTCCGCGCCTGAGATTGTTCTTCGACCTCAGACGAATATAATTGGCTTATAAAGCCAGAAAGGATAAAACGATGCTTAAAATTGATCCCATTGTAAAAGTAGACGTAAATGTGGGAACCACAACGGCATCTTCGGGTGTTTTTGATGTCGGCGCGATCCTCGGCACCAACCCTGTCGCGGGTTACTTCGACGGGTCCCACAGGTTCAAAGAGTACGCCTCTCTTGCGGAAATGGCGACGGACGGTTTCCAGACCACTTCCGACGAGTACGTCGCGGCGTCGAAATACTTTGGCGTATCTCCGGCCCCGTCGTCTGTCGTAATGATCTATTACTTCAGCAATCCGGCGGCCTGTGACAACGCCGAGGAATACAGCGCTGAAGCGACCTACGCTGTGGGCGACTACTGCAAGCGCACTGTCAACGAGGAAGTCACTCGTTATATCTGCAAGCAGGCGATCGAGACTGCCCATGCGTGGTCCGACGCTGACTGGGACGAAGTGACGACCGAGAACGAACACCCGGCCTCTGCGATGCTTGACGCTATCGACAATGGCGCCGAGTTCTACGGCGTTTACTATATCCCGAAGCCTGACGAGGGCCAGATCGACACCTTCACTGCCGAACTGGTTAGCGCTGTCGAGTCCCAGAATCGCGGCGTCGTGTTCTACGGCGTGACCGGGACTGTCGAATCTGTCGTCGCTGTAGACAGCCTGATGAACAAGATGAACCAGACCGGAAGCAAACGCGCTGTGGGCCTGTACTGCACCGACACGATCCTCGACGCCGCCGGACTGATGGGCCTCGCGATGGGTCTGTCCGAGAACAATACGGACACCGCGTTCGCGCTGTGCTACAAGTCCGTTGCGTCTGCAACGGTCAACAACATCACTCAGCCTGACGTCGTAAGGATCAAGAGCCTGAACGGCAATGTGTACGTTCAGCGCGAAAAGGGCCGTGGTTTCATCGAGAACGGCGCCACTGCGAACGGCCTGAGGTTCGATGATCAGTTGTACATTGACAGAATGGCCTACGACATTCAGCATGGTGTGTACAACATCATCGCCGGAAGCGCTGTGAAACTGCCCCAGACCGACAGCACGACGACCGTGTTCATCAATGAGATTCACACGATCCTCGACGAATACTACGACATGGGCATTCTGGCGACCTCCGCTTGGCGCGGCCCCGCGATCTCCGGTGTGATCGAGACTGGCGAATACGTCGAACATGGCCACGCGGAATACGCCGATAGTTTCGACACCCAGAGCGAGGCCGATCGGGCGCTCCACAAGGCGATGCCGATTACCGTACTGCTCTGCCTGTCCGGCTCTGTCGAGTCCATCGTCATCACTGTCGATGTCCAGACCTGATGAAAGGAGTGAGATGAATGGCTAAGAATACTTCGTTTGCGGTTTATTCCCTGCCGGACGTTGTTACGGTCATCAATAACCCGAGCGTCGGCAAATGCGTACTGTCCAAGGTCGGCGGCGGAAGGATCACGGTTTCCTACGCCAACGACATGGCCTCCGTGACCACGACTGCCACTGGCTACGTCGTGATCAACAAACTGGTTGCAAAGAACGGCGCGATCTCTATGGAGATTCCGACGAACTCCGAGGCCGACAGTTTCCTGAGGAAACTCATCGCCTACGTCGAGAAGGCGAAGACGAGCGAGTTTGCCCTGACGACCCTGAGCCTTCAGGACCCTGCCGCAAAGCGGACTCTGAACTTCACGGGCGTCGTTCCTCAGAAGAAACCCGACGAGGGATACGACCAGACTTCCGGGAACAGGCAGTACACCTTCCTGTTTGCGGAAATGACCACAGCCTGATTGACCACAATCTCCTCCCGTCAGCGAGGCGGGAGGAGAGTTTCTTTTAATGGAGGAGGATAACCATGAGAGAGATTGTTAAGAAATTCGTTCACACGATCGAAGAGAAAGAAGAGACATTTCAGGTCCGAAAGATGAACGCGCTTCAGGGGAGTTTCCTGCTGAAGTTCGTTGCGGAGAAGATCATCCCGCTGATCGACTCGTTTGAGACCATTTTTGTTGCGGGAAACGAGGAGATCGACTCCCCGGAGAAGGCCGAGGAGATGGCAAAGAAGCGCACCGAGACGATTATCGAGGTGATCCCGAAGGCGCTTGCCTCGATCTCTCAGGAGGAACTGTACAATTTCGAGAAACAGTGTTTGAACACCGTCGACATGATGAAACCCGCAGGTTGGCAGAAAGTCATGTCCGGTGATGATTTCTGCGTAGAGGAAGTGGAGTACGACCCGATCCTCGCGCTGATGCTTTGCTTTGACGTTATCCAGTTCAATTTCTCCGGTTTTTTCGGAGGAGGGGCCTTGAGTTCACTCCTGCCCCGGCCAAATACGTCCAAGTAAAGTGTACAAATTTGGAAGACTGGGTGTACGCGCCCGTCTCGGCGGGACTGTGGAGACAGCACGAACTCTGGGACGGGACATACACCTTTGACGATTTGCTCGACATAGTCGAGGTCATGCAGGTCAAGTCCGAAAACGAACGTCGGGCAATGGAACAGTAAAGGAAGGTGACAGCAGTGGGCAAAGGCGTAACCGGGACGATGGCCGAGTATGTCATTAAACTCGGAACTCAATTAGACAATCAAGGTCTTCAGCAACTTCTCGGCTATCTGGATTTGAGCAAACTCAAAGCACTTGGCCTTACTGCGGCCCTGACTGGACTTAGCACGGCAATTTATAAGTTCGCTTCGGCCACGGCCAAAAAGGAGTACGAACTTCAGAAACTCGCCAAAGCACAGCATAAGACGACTGCGGCGATCAATGCCCAGAATACCGCCCTGAAGAGCATGGGGAAGACCATGCAGGAAGTCAACAAGAGCAAGGACCTCAAAGAAGTCTACAACGACATGAAGAAGTTCAATGAGGAGATGCAACTTCCGAACGTCGATAAGGCAATGGAGGCCGTTACGAAACTCAGGAACGCGTTCTGGAAGTTGAAGGACGCCCTGAACTATGTCGTGCAGGGGATCGGTAGGCAGGTCCTGATTAACTTGGAGGCCCCGATCAAAAGGATCACTGGCGGACTCGACAACATCTCAAACTGGATAAAGAACAACTTGAACAGCGTCGCCTCGAAGGTCGGTTCATACATCACTGCATTAGCAAAAGGTCTGATCGGTATCGGTGAGACCGTTGGGAAGATATTTGATTGGCTTAACCAGATGCCCGCAAGCATGAAAGCTATAGCAGGTGCCATAGCAGGAATCGTTGCGTTGCTCACAATGGGTCCGCTCGGGAGAATCCTGAGCGTGATCATGCTGATCGGTGACGTGATCCACGACGCAGAGAACTTCCAGTGGAATCAGCAGAATAAAAAGACCGGGGAGTATATCGACCCGGAGACAGGAAAGCCTGTCGAAGTAAAGACTGCGTTCGGATCAATCTGGGAAATCCTGTTCCCTGAAAACGAAGACGAAAACAGCAACGAAGACAAGATAAGGGAAAAAAGCGCCGCCATTGCCCAGAGGGTATTCGACGGAATTATAGAGGGACTCGCGAACGCGATCAACTTCCTGAACAGACCCGACGGAATGGGGTTCGGTGAGTGGTTTGAGAAGTTTACCGGACCTATAGGCAACGCGCTCGGAGGCATTGTAGACTGGGCGAAGAGCAGTGAAGGGCGGCAGGCCATAGCGGACGTAGCCAAGAAACTGTTGCAGGCCGTCTCGAGCGTCCTGATGGTTATGGGCGACCTCGGCGTGGACCTTGTTGGCGATCTCTCGAAAATGCTGTTCCAGATTTTCGAAGGCGCCGACTGGAAAGAGGCGTGGGATAAGTCCGGACTGCAAGGATTCCTTGGAAACAAGGACAACTCTTTTGCAACAGGACTTGCCACAACTCTCGAACTCGCCATTGCGGGCGTGGATGTCACGACCTCCTTGATCGGCGGAGTCGTTGCCGGATACAAGAAGTCCAGAAAAGAAGCGCTCGAGCAACTTTACAAAGAAGCGAAAGCGAATCCGGACTGGAAGCCAACCCACGATTATCGGGGAGACGAGAACGGACCTCTTTACACTTGGCTCGAGGAAGAGTTCGGAAATGACAAGAACCTGAACAGTTATATCACCACGGACCTTCAGACAGACTTCAACAACATGGTCAACGCGATCCTTCCGACGCTGTTTAGCGGGGTGGAATTGGCAGGAAGCGTTGCAGGCACAGTGGTTCAGCAAATTCTGCAAGGCATTGCGACTGGCATGAAGGACGAAGGTGCCAAGAAAACATTAACTGATTCAATTGACGCCCTTGGGACCGACAACGACCTTTTTAACGCAATCACTCTTGGATTTGGAACATGGTTTGCAACCGGGGACTTCTTTGCCGGAATCGCCGCAGGAATGGCGGATGCTTTTGCCGCTTATTCCAAAGATGGCGGCGACGAGAAGTTCCAAGAAGACGTCCAAAAGATTAAAGAAGCAATTCTTACCCTATGGTATGGCGCGTGGGAACTTGATAAGTCAACTGGCAAGGTGGTCCGGAATGGTCGTGGCCTGAAGGGGTTCTTTGAGTCATTGTTCGGAGAAGGAAGCCTCTTGAAGGGCGTATTTGACGATCTTGCCTCAAAGATTACAACTTGGCTTGCTCCTGTTGCCACTGCCGTCCAGAACTTCTTTGACGGACTCTGGAAATCTATTATGTTGAAGATGCCGAAATTTATCCAGAAAGCGCTTGGATTTACCGTCGGGTCGTCTGTTCAGGTAAATGACAACAATACATTTACAATAACAGACGATACCGGGAAAAGCGTAACCAAAGGCGACTACCACAAAGACGGTTACGCAAAAAGCAATATATATGGGTACTATGGCGGACTATATCATCTTACAGACAGAGGCAAAGCCAAGTTTAACATCTTCGACACGATTGCGGACAGAGCGGGGAGTTCAGGGTTCTGGGAAGGAACCGGGGATAACGAAATTTACAGTGAAATAGACAAGGCACTCGCAATCGGGGACATGAAGGGCCTCGCGTACCTGTTTTCTTTGGTTAACCAGTTGAGCGAAGAATTTACGTCCGCCAAGGATGGAGAAGGTATTGTCGATACTGTCGCAGGCTTTGTCGGGATTCAACCTGCGACAGACGAGCAGAGGGCCGCAATGAACAAGTTCAAAGACGCGCTCAACGAGTATAGAAACACTGGCGTTGTCCCGGAGGACTGGTCTTGGGAAGGAGAGGGTTACTCGGTTCCTGTAACTACCGAACTTAACAACACTATTGAAGAGCAACTTTTACAGAAAAAGTACAGCGTTGTTGTTGAAGGAAAGGTCCGTTTAACTGGCTTGTCAAAAGACGATGCAAACAAAGCGGCGAACGAAATAAATGTAAAAGAAGGCATAGAGGACATTGTAGTAACAGAACAGGAGGCTTACGGTGGACGCATAGGCTCAGAGGGAATCTACACAGTCGGTGAAGACGGTCCTGAGTACATCATTCCAATCACGAAACCCGGTCGTGCGGCAGAACTGATCCGGCAGATGTTTAACGAAATGGGTTCGAGCGCTGTCAGCAGTATTATCGGCGGCCTTGGCCTCGGTGAGTCCGGAACGTTCGGAGCGAGTCTCTCTTCTCTTGAAACCGCCCTGAGCGGGATTTCCGGAGGAGGCAATGTCACGGTCAACGCGCCGATCAACATCAACGTCAACTCCACTGGCGCCGACGCAAAGGATATCGGTTCCTCTGTCTATGATCTGGCAGAACGTCACCTGATTAAGAACGTGATGGGGGTGTATTCGTAATGCCTACAAAAACCATTCCCTACAGCGGCACGATCTACATGAGGAGCCAGTGGAAGTGCGCTCCGAAAATTTACAAACCGAACCAGACGCAAAAAGACTATATCGAAGGCAAAGGGTATGTTTATGAGGTAAAAAGGCCCGAGGCGAAATGTACTATCATCTCGGGTCCAACGCTTTCCGTGACGACCATAAGTTTCAATTATTCCTTTACCTCCGGCTCCAAGATCAAGGCCGTTACGCTGTGGGCGAACGTCAGTGCATACGGCGCCTCCATCCTTACGGCAAACGACAGCAGTTTTTCATTGTCGAAGAACGGGCAAAAGGGAGCCAAACTCAGCACGAGCGTTATTGGAACCACAAACTCAGGTTCCTCGGCAAAGAGAGACGGAGTCAGGGCAAAGATCAACAACCTCGGACTTAACGGAAACGTAGACCTTACTAACAGGCCAGAGGTCCCTGCGGCAAAAATGAAGGCGGCGGGATACACGGAATTTGACGGCACCTATGCAACTCTTTACTCCCAGACCGTCACGGTCACTATAAATGGTTCCTTATACACGATTCTTGTTACTCCAATCATGGAGAACGGAACGGTCCTGAGGCAGGAAGAACTGGACTCGTACATTCAGAGTATTGAGGGGAAAAGCGGCTCCATTGAATCTTTTAAGACACTCGACTCAAAGAAACTCCTGATTCATTATCTCGCGGGAGAGAAGATTGCAGAAATGGACGCCATAGCAATACAAGCGCACGATTTGTCTGAAGAATGGGAAAATACGAAATCAGACAGTTACGGGAACGTCTCTGTTACCCTCCGGTTCAGAGCGGCAGGAAGCACAGACAAAGAAGGAGATCATTTCGCCGGAGCGACCTTCAGCGATATCTACCTCGAAATAGAATACGAAGGTGAGACCACAGAGGAAGCACAGACATCCGCTCCTTCCGGCGGACTTGCTGTTCCTCCCCAGAGCGTTTGTATTTACGACGAGCAGGACGGAAGCATCTATCTGTTTGACGGCGTCCTGAAGGTCCAACACTCTCTCACAATGGACATTCAGGAAGAGAAGAGCGGCGACAAGAACGGCCAGTATGTCAACAACGCCAAGAACGAACCGGACAAACTGAGTTTGGATATTATCATGTCTGACGTTTACTCCGGAGGCGGCTCTATCCTTAGCGCGAACGGCAAAACGACAAAGGCCATGCAGAACGCGATCGAAAGGACTGGGAAGAGCCTGATTCAGGGTTATAACGGAAGGACCCGATCTGAATTGGCGTACTATACGCTCCACTGGCTGAAGGAAGAGAGAAGGAAACTGAGCGTCCTGACGCCTCAGTACGTCTATACAGAGATGATCCTGTCCACTGTGACAGTAAACCATGAGGACACGACCCCGTTTGGTTGGGAAGGGCAACTTGTATTCCAACACGCCTACAAGAAGAAGGACAAGAAGAACCAGACGAGCAAAGCGTCTGACGGAGCCGGGATTCCCTCGATGTCCGTTATTGCTTCGTGGATTTACGGAGGTGAGTGATCATGGGTTATTTGCAGATCGACCCTTCTCCTGACTCCCTTAACCAGTCCATAACAATGAATCTCGATATCGGGAAAGATTCAAAGCGTGTGGCTCTTGAACTCAGGTACGAGGAGATCACTGACAGATGGTACATGACGCTAACTGACGTCCAGACTGAAGAGTGCTACTTCAGCATGATCCCGCTACTGGCGTCCTACAACAACAAAATGAACAACCTCTGGGAACCGTTTGCTTATAAGGGGATCGGTATTCTCTGGTGTTTCCCGAAGAATGATAATCCTTCCTCGGAGAATCCTTCCCGAAATAACATAAACGAGTTCTGGATAATCTGGGGTGATGGCCTTGAATGAACTGCGTCCGCTCAAAATCAAGGTCGGTTCCAAGATCATCGCTGAGGAATTAAGAATCAGGGTGCAGGGGTCCAAGAACATGACCCTGCTCCCTGATTTCTTTGTCGTCGAGATATACAATCTTGGCGATGACGATATGTATACGCTGAACAACGGAGGCAAACTGTCCGTAACAGGACAGGACGGCGGCCTGCTGTGTTCCGGGGAGATAGACGATATCTACACAAAGATCGTCCAGACGAACCGGATCACGTCGATCTCGGTTGTCGACGGAAAGAGTTTCTGGGCGACGAGGATCAACAAATCCTTCGGCGGCGGCTCGAGTGTGAAGACCACGTTCGAGAGCATCGTTTCCGGGGCCTACAGAGGGGCATTTTGCGCGTCTGACGTCCGGATGACCAGAGGTCAGACTTATACCGGAAGAGTAGCAGAAAACGTGTCTATGCTTGCGAAAAGCGTTCATGGTAGGGCATACATCACAAACGGAACTGTCTACATCTCCACGAAAGGCATGGCCGCAGAAACGATCACGATCGACGAGTCCGACGTGATCAATCAGGACGACAGCGCGACCGGATTGAAAATAGTTCAGGTTTCCGTAAAAGGATATCCGATCGGCGCCCTGACAGTATTGGGCCGCAGGAAGTACAGACTCGTGTCACAGAAATTCTCGGCAGACAACTACGAGGGTCCGTGGGAGTCTCATTTGATCCTCGTTATCGAGGAAGACGTCTCCTATGGAGGAATGGAGGGCGGCTAATGAACATAGATGAAGTCATTCAGCAACCGGGCCAGAGGGAGCGAATCCTGAAAGAGGACGTCCTGAGGAGCATCCACGTTGCGATCCCGGCAGAGATTGTTTCCTACGATCCGGATAAACGCATGGCGACAGTCCAACCTGTGATCCGCGACTGGGACTCCACGGAGAACCCGCCGCTCCTGACTGATGTCCCTGTTTTTATGTGGGGGAACTTCACCTTCACCCCTCAGGCCGGGGACGGTTGCCTCGTGATATGCGCTGACTCTGCGGTCGACTCATGGTTGCAAAGCGGAGGCGTCAGTTCCCCTGTTGTGGCAAGGACGCACAGCCTGTCCGATGGGTTCGCCCTATGCGGTTTCAACCAGACCGGAGGGATCGACCTGAAGGAAGCGCTTGATGAGAAGGTCGGGTTAACCGTCAGGTATTCTGATGATCTGAATCAGGCGCTCGACACAGGTTTCTACCGATATGACACGGATTCTGCGAATGTTCCTCTGTACGGTTGGGGTAACGTGATTGTCATTAAGGGTATTTGGGGAAACAACACGATTGTTTCTCAGATTGCCCTCCTCGGTGATTGGACAAGGCTCTATGCAAGGCGAAAAGACGCAAGCAACAACTGGTCTGCATGGACCATGTTTGCGAACGATTCATTGGTTGTCCACAACACGGGTGCTGAAACTGTCGGTGGTGTAAAAACATTCACAGATGAACCCGTGTTCTCCACTGCTTCAAATTCTGCCGAAATCAACTTTGGCACAAAGAATCTGAACAATGCCCAGATGGGTGTTATCGGTTATTCCGGTGGGTCAAACGGGTCGGGTGTCTACGCAAACGGACGATTCATATTCTATGAGATCAGTGCGAAGTCTGACGGTTCTGCCAAGGCAGGAAGTTATGAGCGGTATCTCCTACCGGAAGTCAGTGCGGGTGTTACTTCTGCGGTAAATTATGATATCATAACGACCAAGAATCCTCAGGACATACCGGGGTTCCCTTCTCAGATTTACCTCACGAGTACAGACAACACATGGGCGAAGATTTGGGAAAAAATCAGCGTCCTTGCGAACGGAGATTCTGCCACAATTTATATCCAGAAAAACGCTATGAACGTTGTCTCTGGAGGTTCGAGAAACGATTATTCTCAGATCGGCGTAATTGGTCGAAGCGGTACTGGATATTTCGAGTTCATTCTTAAGCCTTATTCAAGCGAGAATTACGCTCTGTCATGTCAGATTAGCGGTTGCACTTCTTCTTCAGCAGGAACGTATACAGAGCAGGTTTTTGATAATAGCACCCTTGTCCACACGACCGGAAATGAAACCATTTCCGGAGAGAAACGATTCGAGGGAGCGGTAAGGATAGCGAACAATTCTACGATTCCGTTCATTACGTTCACAGGAAAGAACAACACTACAAGAATTGCAGGGATTCAGGTTGAAGGAGCAGGCTCTTCAGCGTCAGGATATTATCCTGCGTCAACAATGGAGTTCTTCAATTACAGTCCAAATTCCGACTATTCCGGACTCACTTCTTACTATGAGATGTTTAAGTTGCCTCAGGTTGCTGTGAATTTAGATGGGAGCAAATCCTACAAAATCATAACAGAGAAGAACCTGTCCGATATACCCGGGTATCCCTCTCAGATTTATATCACAAGTTCCGACAATACTTGGGAGAAGGTTTGGGCAAAGATCAGCGCCCTGTCCACAGGAGACAGCGCTACAATCTATATCTATGGACCAAGCATCATCACGAACGGGGCGATCACAACACTCGTTCATATCGGGGTTATTTCCAGAACCGCCGCAAGTGCGTTCCAGTACATCCTGAAGAACAGCAGTAACAACATTGTTGTGTTCAACATGACGGGTGTAACGAGTTCTACGGCAGGAACCTATGCGGGGAAGACTTACGATAACGACAAACTCATTCACACAAACGAATATCAGACTACTGACTTCGGCAGTGTGACCATCGCAGACTTCCAAACTGCTTTGGATACGCTTGCAGGTACATTGGATGAAGGTGCATTTGCATCGTTCAAGGTTTCGTTTACAGACACTGACACACAAATAACCACATCCGGCGCGTATACAGGAATGATGACAAAGGGCGTCTCGGCAAGGCGAAATGCGATAATTCAAGCGTCCGGTTCAACTGCCTTAAATGCTTTTATCGGCAGTTACACGTCAAGCGGATGGATGTGGAAAAAATTTGTTTATGACGATGCAGTTGTCCACACTTCCGGTGCTGAAACAATCGGTGGTACAAAAACTTTCACCGCATACCCTGTTGTAAAAAGCGGAACAAATCCTTATATCCTTTTTAGGGGAGCAAACCTGTCTGCAAACAGTGCGTTAGTTCGTGCGTATCACGCTGAAAACCCGTCTGAAAAATATGGACAGGTTCAGATTGATTTTGTCGAGTATTCTCCGAACAGTGATGGTTCTGCAAGAGCGGGTGGGTATGAAGCATATCAACTTCCTATGGTTGACGTGGGGATATCCAGTTCAAATAACAAGTTCTACAATATCATAACAACAAAGAACCTCTCAGATATTGATACGTCTCAGTTGGATGGATCGACACTTCCGGGGGTTGCCCATGTCCAGTACACAACCATTGCAAAGTCCACATCAAAGGTCTTCACGATGGGAAACACTTCAAGGGTAAGGATTGACTTTTTCGGGGTCGCAAACGGCCTGCTCGGAACCACTCTGGTTGCTTCGACGAGTACAGCAGGAACCTGTTACATCAAGTCAGACCTTGGCTCTGATATCACGATCACGAAGTCCGGCGGGACCTTTACGGTTGCCAACGGAAACGCTTCTTACACTCTCGCCTGTTATATTACGCTCTATGGCGGAAGCATCACATATTAAGAAAGGGGAATGATAATCCATGAACAGACAGGTTTTCAGAGTGGACGCTTGGATCATTGATTCAAACGGAACCTATTCAGCGCTGTCCGGGTATCCCAAGACATTTGACAGCAGAAACTATTCAGACGACATTCCGAAGGCTCAGAGACGGGCAGAGGGAGACCTATCTGAAACATGGGGTGCCATGTGCAAGCGTGATGATCGGACCGTCCAGACGATCATCATGACCGATATCAATGGCGCTCAACTTATTCGCAAGTCCTCAGGCTCCCTCTTCGAGGAAGAGGAGTAAGGAGGGCAGAATGTGGTGGATTTGGGTTGTAGCAGGGATTCTCGTTTTCCTCGTAATTGACTGGTTCATCGTGATGGGCGCCAATCCGAAAGAATGGAAGAAAAGAGGGTGATCGCGTGTTAATCAGACCTCTTGACGAGAACGGTGACATTCTCCCGGTTTCGGATATAAATCAACTTGCGACTGGTGCCAACGCTGTCGCTGAAGTCATAGACCTCCGGCTGAACTTTTTCTACGGAGAATGGTGGGAGGACCCAGAACTGGGGTTCAGGATTCCCGAGTTCTTGGTCAACAACGCCCGGGGCGGCGACATCGAATTATTATCAAAATACATCTCGTCCTACATATCAAACTCTCCCGAGGTAAAGGCGGTCACTGACGTTCAGGCCGCCTTTAACAATCACGAAATGACGTTCTTTTGCACAGTCCTTACAAGGGACGGGAAGACAGACACTGTGGAGGTGAACATCAATGGCGGATTACTTTGAACCTTACATAGACGCCGACGGAATACACGTCCCGACGTATTCGGAGATTCTCCAGTATCTCATTGACAGGTACAAGGCCATTTTCGGAGAAGATGTGTACCTCGGAGAAGAAACTCCTGACTACCAACTCCTGTCTGTCTTCGCGAAGTGTGTGAACGATTACTCGTCGTTGGCCGTAGAGGCATACAACGCGAGGGACCCGTACTATGCCTCGGCAAACTCGCTCGATATGCTCGTCATGCTCGGCGGATTGACTCGGAAGCAGGCGACATACTCGACTGCGGTCCTGAAACTGGTTGGCGAAGAGGGGACTATAATCCCGAAACAGAGCAAGGCGATTGACCAGAACGGGAACCTCTGGGAGATCGCATCTGCTGTCACGATCCCTGCCGCAGGGTATGCGACCGTCAACTCGACCTGCACGACTGCGGGCGCGGTAAAGGCTCTGGCCGGAACGATCAGCGGGATTTATACGCCGACTCCCGGGTGGACGGCGGTTACGAACGAGGCCGACGCTGTGGTCGGACGCAACACAGAGACGGACGCCGAGTTGCGGACAAGATTTTCATTAACGCATAACAAGACGGATAACGGAAGTCTCGATGCTATCGTATCAGGAATAGCGTCCGTGGACGGTGTTACGTTCGTCGATGTGGTCCAGAACGACACAGGAAACGAAGACAACGTCACACACATCCCGGCCCACTCTTTCTGCGCGGTCGTGGACGGTGGAGACGACGACGAGGTGGCCGAGATGATCCTCGCAAAGAAAGCGCCCGGGGTTGGGACCTACGGAGGCGAGGGAACAGGAGCGAAGGACATTACGGTCGTGGACGCCTATGGTCACGAAAACCATATCAAGTTCGCCCGACCGTCCTCGATAGAGGTTTCAGTGACAGTCACCATCTCGACGATCTCTGGAATGTATGACTCTTCTCGTGTGGACGACATTATCAAAGAAGCGATTGTCTACGACATCACGAACCTTGGGATCGGGAAGCCTTGGAACGTCACGATGGGTTACAAGGACATCTACCAAGCCTTCTCATCCGACGACCTGTCCTTCTCGATTACCTCGATCACGGCGACGGCAGGAGGCACCACTACGTCTACGACCGTTCCGTGTTCCTTTAACGAAATCCTGACGACTGCGAAAGCCAATGTAACGGTTGTTTCCTGATGAGGTGATCGCATGAACAAAGAAACATATCTTGAACTGCTGTCGGTCAGGAACAGCCAAAGAGTCAAATTCCACGACCTGTCCGACGCCGTATTGAGCCTGCCGACGGCGACAGGAACGGCTGTGGAGTCATTTGACACTGCGTTCGATATTGAAAATGCGACGGGTGTTCAACTTGACATCATCGGGGCCTTGGTTGGAGCATCGAGGCTCCTGAACTACGCTCCCGCAACGGGCGACAGGATCATGGACGACGACGAGTTCAGGGTCGTGATCCGCCTGACGATCGCGAAGAACGGTTGGGACGGAACGCTCGGCTCCATTCAGAAAGCCTACGACGACGTGTTCAGCGGATCGGTCACGTTCTCCTATACGGACGGTCAGGACATGAGCCTTGTGATTGACGTTTACGGAAGCATCAGCGTGAGAGAGATCGAGATTCTCGAGAACTCCGGACTGTTGCTTATGCCAGTTGGCGTATCGCACACGGTCCGGATTTCGAGCGAAGAAGTTTCCGCCAACATGGGCGCCGCTGTCGGAATCAGTGGTATTCAATTATGCGAATTTGTAACAGCATCATGAGAGGAGTGATAGAATGTCTTGGGTAGGTGTGGTAACGACAGCGGGCATAAACCTGTTTACTACCTATGTTGGAGAAGGTAAGTCGCTGAGTTTTAACTCAGTTAGGACGGGTATCGGAACAGAGAGTTCCATAGCGGACATGAAGGCCGCCACAGCGCTTGTATCTCAGGTGAACCCCAGTCCACTGAACAGTTATGTTTTATCAAAAAAACCTGTGACCGGAGGGTTGCAGGTTAAAATGCGTGTTCAGGCGATTCAGGCCGAAGAAGGCTATAAGATGAAGGAGGTCGGCCTGTTCGTCGACGGAACCAGTGGAGGCTCTACTGAAACCGTTCTGGCCGCGTACTTCAACGACTCGACTGGTATTGATATTCCGACATATTCGAGTTTCCCGGACTATGTCTTTGACCTGACTGCGGTCCTCAATATCAGCAACGAAACAGAGATCACTCTGGAAGTCGATCCTTCCGCTATCGCCTCCTCCGAAGATTTGGAAGACGCAGTCGAAACCTTGGAGGCAGAGATTGCAGGCAAGAAGTCCCTTCAGACCGCCGTTGTTGATCCCACTGCAAGCGGGACAGGCGCGACCTTCATTGATTCGATCTCCCAGAACGCTCAGGGAGTGATCACTGCCACAAAGAAGACGGTCCGGAACATGACCGGGGCATCCTCCACTGTGGCAGGCGCGACTGGTCTGGTCCCGGCTCCTGCGGCAGGCGAAAACCTGAAGTTCCTCCGTGGGGACGGAACGTGGCAGAGCGCGTCCTATGCGGTCGTAAACAAGACGGCGGCGGGACTTTGCCCAACTCTCCCGAACGAGACCACGACCACAAAGTATTTAAGACAGGACGGAACGTGGGTAGCGCCTCCGGGTGCTGAATACTTCGCTGGCACAGGATTATCATTATCCAGTAACACGTTCGCGCTCTCGAATACTGGTGTAACAGCCGGGTCCTACGGTCCGACGGCAAACGTTACAGGGTCGAACGGGAACACGATCCGTGTCCCATACATCACGGTCGATGCTCAGGGCCGGATCACGTCAGCGACATATAAAACATACACGTCTGTCGACACGACATATTCCAACATGGGCGCGGCTACTTCCTCTGCGGCAGGAACCGCAGGTCTTGTTCCCGCTCCCGGCGCGGGAAAGCAGGCGTCTTTCCTCCGTGGAGATGGAACGTGGGTTGTTCCGACGAACACGACTTATTCGGTGTTTACTGGCGCCACAGCCTCAGCCGCCGGAACTTCCGGGTTGGTCAAGGCCCCTGCGAAGGGCGAACAGTCCATGTTCCTCTGCGGAAACGGGTCTTGGGCGACACCCACAAACACAACCTACTCTGCGGCGACGTCTGACGCCTACGGCCTGATTAAGATCGGATATTCAACCTCCGGAAAGAACTACGCTGTTGCGCTGAGTTCCGGCAAGGCGTATGTTAACGTTCCGTGGACAGACACAACTTATTCAAACTTCACCGGAGCCACTGCGGACACCGCAGGCACCTCCGGTCTGGTCGTTGCCCCTGCGAAGGGTAAGCAGGCGTCTTATCTGAGGGGCGACGGGACATGGGCCGTTCCGACGAACACGACCTACTCCGTATTCACCGGGGCGACCTCCTCTGCGGCAGGCACGTCAGGATTGGTAAAAGCGCCCGCCAAGGGCGAACAGGCGAAGTTTCTGTGCGGCGACGGGACGTGGGCAACGCCTACAAACACGACATACTCTGCGGCTACTTCGGACGCCTACGGTCTGATTAAGATCGGGTATTCCACTTCCGGTAAGAACTATGCGGTCGCTCTGTCCTCCGGCAAGG